TAACTCATATACCTTGGAAAATCTTTTCTGGTCCAAAGGCTGCGGATCCGGTTTTAGCGGAGGCTGCCAAGGATGATCCGTTCGTCATCGATAGCTTTGCTATCGATAGAGAACCTCTTGATGATCTTAGATCAAGGACTAGTACGGACACTGAGTACTTGGCTCTCTTAGAGCCTTAAATAATTAATTAATTTAATTTCAATTAAAATGAACCGTATTAAAAAATTTAAAAGGTATAATAAAAAGGGTATGAAGCGATTCGCCTCGCGTAAGACGAGGCGAATTGGTTCAGATGGTGTCAGGGTTAAGTGTGAAGACCATGGGGCTTTAACTCAAAACAATGGTACTGATTTTACTATATTTGCAGATTCTTCTCAACCTTTTTTTAACATAGTTACTATGTTACAGAATTCTGTTTCATTTCAAAATCAACATAATTTATATCAGAGATACAAGATAACAGGTGTTTCTATCCGTTTGGGTCCTACTACTGATACTGCTTTTCTTTCTGGAAGATTTCCACAAGGTTATACACCTCCTCAGATATTCGCTTTTTATCCAAATTTTACTTCACAAAATTTAGGTAATTCTGTTTTAGGTAATGATAATTCACTCACGTTTGACCCTGCTGGTGGTATACCTGCGTACAAGTATTGGAAGTGTCCTGACAACTACTTTGATGCAGGTGGTTATGGCTTTGGTATCTGGTCTAGGTCTGCTGGTTTTATTAACCAGGTTGGACAATTTGCAGTTACTCCTGGCTCACCTAATATTATTGCTGATAAAACTGCAATATGTTCTTACCGAGTAACTGTTCATGTGGTCTTCTCCAACAAGAACTTCTAAGGAGTCGGTTTACCGACGACGCCAACTAATGTTGGGGTCCGGGTAATCGGATTAAGAGAATAAATAGTTAAATATAACAATGAACTTTTATTAATATTTTTATAATATATATAATTTTACCCCAGAAGAATAATTTTAAAATTATTGTGCTGGGGTAAAATTTTACTAGTTATTTAATTATTTATTTAATTTATTTAATGTATTTATTTAATTATTTATTGAAAAATAATAAAATGATTTTATATATAAAAAACCAATATGGCTGCCTGTAACGCCGATGCCTCAGTATTACTTAGGCATCGGCGTTACAAATAAATATATAATTTTTTATTATTTATTGAAATTTAAATTTAAATTTTTTATTATTTAAGTTAACGAACATTTTAATTTCAATTAAAATGTTCAAGACAAAAAACGTAGTGGCTGCGAAAAAGGACTCGCCAGCGAGGAGCTGGCTCTGTACGCTGAACAATCCGGGGGATTGTTCGCTGGCGAAGATTCATGAGCTGACTGGAGCTGTTTTTACGGTAGGGCAGCTGGAAAAGGGGGAGAATGGGACTCTGCACTTGCAGTTCTTCCAGAACTTTAAGGGGCCGGTGAGGCTCTCGCACTATAAGAAGGTGCTGCCGGCGGCTCACTGTGAGGCCGCCATAGGCGATAAGGCTCGGGAGTATTGTATGAAGGAGGATACTCGCGTGGAAGGGCCTTGGGAGTTCGGCGTTAAGCCGGTTCAGAGGAACTCTAAGGCTGACTGGGAGGAGGTCTACTTGAAGGCTAAGAGAGGCCGGATCGAGGAGATCCCGGCCGATATAAGGGTCAGGTGCTATTCGCAGCTTAAGCGAATAGAGAAGGACCATCTGGAGGTGAAGGATGCCGAGGATCTCCGAGGCGTTTGGATCTATGGCCCCTCTGGGGTTGGTAAGAGCTGGACTGCTCGGCAGAAGTTTCCTGGTGCGTACCCGAAGTTGTGCAACAAGTGGTGGGACGGCTACCAGGGGCAAGCCAATGTCATCATGGATGACATTGGGCTGGATCACAAGTGCTTGGGTCAGCAGCTGAAGATTTGGGCTGACCGCTATGGCTGTATCTTGGAGACTAAGGGCGGAGCGCTTGGCTCCGCGTACAAGAACTTTGTGGTGACTTCGCAGTACTCGATAGAGGAGATCTGGGCTGGTGATGAGAAGACTATTGAGGCTTTGAGGAGAAGGTTCAAGGTAACTCATATACCTTGGAAAATCTTTTCTGGTCCAAAGGCTGCGGATCCGGTTTTAGCGGAGGCTGCCAAGGATGATCCGTTCGTCATCGATAGCTTTGCTATCGATAGAGAACCTCTTGA